AAGCGACTCCATAGCAACGGAGCTTGTACGGGAGTTACTTCCCCGTACCTGGTTCGAGGTTATGGACTTATGTCGATCACATTTTGGTGTTGTAGGCGACAAGCTGATAAAGTGGGAGAAGTTCTCCAGTATGGGGAACGGCTTCACATTTCAGCTTGAATCTCTAATATTTTACTCTTGCGCAAAAGCTGCGTGTGAGTATGTTGGCTCAGAAGACCGAGTCAGCGTATATGGAGACGACATCATAATTCCGGTGTCGGCCTACTCTACTTTCTGCGATATAATGGACGCCTACGGCTTTACAATTAACCATAAGAAGAGTTTCTCTTCTACGTGGTTTAGGGAGAGCTGCGGGTATCATTGGTATCGCGGATTTGATGTCAAACCGGTCTACTTGAAAAGTAGGCTTTCATCAGCGTCGAGCGTTTTCCGCGCGGCCAACTCGGTTCGTCGGCTAAGCCACAGGCTATGCAACAACTTAGCTTGTGATAGTCGATTTCGACCTTGTTTTGATCTCCTCGTGCAGTCGATTCCTAAGCCCATAAGGCTCTGGATTCCGGCTACCCTCGGGGATGGTGGCTTTATCGGCAACTTCGATGAGGCTACGCCAACAGTGTTACGTGCTCAACCCCCTCAGTACTACAGGGGTAGTAAAGTGCGTAACGTTGTGTCGCTCTCAGTAACTACTGAGGATGAAACAGTTGGTTATTTATTAAATCAACTGTGGTCCGAGGTTTCCGGGGACTTAAAGACTCGGATAGTCGAGAGCCGATGCCGAAGAGGTCGCAAGACCTCGTCAAGGGATTCACACCCTTAAGCTGGTTGCCACGCTAGTGTAACACATTGTGTTGCATTTTAATATCTCACTTCCCCGTCGCTAGAGATACGTGGCAACTAGCTACCAAACCGGATGTTTTGGTATGGTAGCTGGTTGTCCACCGTCTCGAATGATGGGGAGGTTTGATGTTTTGTCCGTAAGACCAAGGAAAAGGAGTGGATTTGCTATGTCTCGATCATATCGAAATGTAGCAGGTCCCGTAGCACTCGGTTATAATGACGGAGTGCTTGTTGCGCAGCAATTGCTGCCGGGCTCCAGCGAATGGAAGGATTCCGTGGGTCATAACCTAAAATTCTTAGGTAAACATGACGTAGGGGGTCCTTTCTTAATGTCCAGAGATAGTTGGACTTACAGTCTCGCTAAATCTGGTCCTGGCAAATGGAAAGGCTCTGATCTCGTCATTTCTGGCGGACCAGGCGCTGCTTCGTATGCCGGTGAACGTAATACCGTTAGTATGTTTACTGACGGTGCTACGGCATTAGCTCGCTCTTGGCCAACGACTCCATCTTTCAATGCATTAACCGCCACTTCGGAGGTTATGAGAGATGGAATCCCTTCTATGTTAGGGCTACAGACTTGGAAGAATCGCACGAAAGTAGCGAATTCTGCTGGGTCTGAATACCTTAACGTCCAGTTTGGCTGGGTTCCTCTTGTCAATGACATTAGAAACTTCGCTAAAATGGTTAAAAATCATGAGAAAATTCTCAAGGATTTTAAAGAAGGATCTAGTAAAACTACTAGATTCGGCTATAGTTTTCCTCGAAGCACTACTTCTAATTCTTGGTCCGGTAACTGTTTTCTATACCGGGCTGGGAATACTGGAATTAGTTCTTCGTGTCCGGCCACTTACGTCTCGATTTCTGAGACGAATACTTGGTTTAAAGGTGCCGTTAGGTACCATATACCAACTACAGGTGGACAGCTTGGCAAAGCTGCAGAATATGCAGCGTTAGCAGATAAATTGTTAGGGATCAAACCGACCCCTGCTAATATCTGGAATGCCTCGCCGTGGACATGGGCTCTTGATTGGTTCGGAAATGCAGGAGATATTATGACTAATATTTCCCAATTGAACCAGTCAGGGACGGTGCTCTTGTATGGCTATATCATGTCTTCCTCAAGAACGGAAGAAACGATTATAGCAAGAGCCGGGGGATTTAACCCCGGGAGTACAGTCGGGATTCGAACTCACCTTCGTGAGTTTAAAAAGCGACTGCCCTCACACCCTTACGGATTTGGCGTTACTGACGGCGATTTATCTGCCGGTCAGAAGGCCATCCTCGTCGCTCTAGGTTTGAGCGGCGTGGGTCATGGTTAGCATAGTCATATACTGTGTTAATCGTCATAAAGCTCTGTAAGCGATCAGAACTTATAGAGTGAGTAACCCATGATAATCCTCACCAGAGGCTTATCCCACTAAGGAGATTTAGCACAATGGCTTACGCCGATCCACAAACAGTCACTATTAATGCTGTCGCCATTCCGATGCCCCGAACCTCGTTCGGGACAAACGCTGGCGGCTTCACTTCAGCAGACGGGCTGCACAAGGAGTCAATTTCCCATAGTTATGGGAAGCGGACTCGGCGGCTGATCCGTCTGGACGCGAGCAAGATTGCTGCAGACCCGCTTTTGGCGGGTGTCAACGTTCTTGCATCGATGTCTGCGTACTTGGTTTGTGATGTGCCTGTAACAGGGTACACCGCCGCCGAACAGAAGTTGGTGGTAGACGGATTTCTTGCCTACCTCACAGCTTCGTCCGGTGCCAAGATCACGCAACTGCTCGGGGGCGAGGTCTAATTGGCCTCGTTACTAAGGTGTCTTTACCACGCAATAATTTCTGTGTGGGAATTCGCCCTAAGTGTCCTCCGGGAAAAGTGGCTGATTCCTATGGTCGTGATCATATTCTTGATTATGATCCCAGGGAACCCGGCTGCGTCGGGTGGAGAAATCCACCTAACGTAGCAGCTTGTGGATGATTCAATTGTGCTCATGATAGTTTACCCATAAAGGAAACTATGAAAAGCATGATCGATCTCTGGCGTGTTCTAGCCAATGAATTGGCTAGATGGTGCCACACTAGCACTACTCTCGATTATAAAACGGTCGAGAGTCGCGTCAAAAATGAGGGTATGTCTTTCCTCACGATGACTCTCCCTTCCTTTGGGAAGGATTTTGAGAGATGTCTAGAGTTAGGACATATGGACGACTCCATGTTTCTTGGTTTCAAGAGACGTGGTGGGCTCCCCCTATTCCTAGGGGGTTTCCTTCGCCAAGTTTTTGACGCTTCTAGTGGTGTCTTGTTGGACGATCCTGATAAGGATTCCATCTTGGCTATAAGGCAACTTACGTTGCTTTTCGCTAAGATCCTCCACCCTTGTAGTAATTCGAGGGAAAGAGGTGCCTTTGAAAGTTTCGTCCAAATTGAGACAGAACTTCGAGAATGGGAGGCAAATAACGCGTCGTTTGATTACTCAAACTTTCGGCGCGTCTCCCGTCTGCTTTTCGCGGATGTATTCGCGAAAATGGATGAGATCTGCTTCATTGGTGATCTCTATCCGAAGCACGGACCCGGTGCGACCGCTGATCGAATTTACGGAAACCGTAAGTTCGATCAAATGAAGTGGTCTACCCGGTTGGAAGATATAGGTCTTCATTATGGAGACTTCTGTCTACCGAACTGGCGGTATCATAACCGCCAGGCGTCCGTCGAGGTCCTTGATCCTGGTAACGAAGTACCTGTAAAGGTAATCTCCGTACCTAAGACGCTCAAAACTCCTCGTATCATTGCGATTGAGCCAGCCTACATGCAGTACATGCAGCAGGCCGTCTTGTTCGAATTGATCGAGCTCCTTGAAACTGAGGGAATGAAAGGCAGTGCCTTTCACAACCTCGGCTCGCACTTCCTCGGTTTTACAGATCAGATTCCAAATCGGGATCTGGCCTGTCGAGGAAGTTCCGAAGGAGAGTTGGCTACGCTGGATCTCAGCGAGGCCAGCGACAGAGTTTCGAATTCGCATGTAATCGAACTGCTGCATGGATTTCCTTCCTTTCTGGAAGTTGTTCAGGCAGTACGTTCGACTAAGGCGAATGTTCCTGCGTTAGGTCTTTCAGTTTATGACCTTCGTAAGTTCGCATCTATGGGATCTGCGCTATGCTTTCCTTTCGAGGCAATGGTGTTTACAACCGCCATATTCCTTGGAATAGAGCAGAAGCTTGGACACCAACTGGACCGGAACTCCATTTTGGAGTTTCGGGGTAAAGTGCGCGTCTATGGGGATGATCTTATTGTCCCCACAGACTGTGTCGATGCGGTACTTGACTCACTCGCCCGTTTGGGTTTTAAAGTGAATGTCAACAAGAGTTTCTGGAACGGGAAGTTCCGGGAGTCTTGTGGAGGAGATTACTATGCTGGCGAATGGGTTACCCCTATTCGCTGGCGGCGTGATTTCCCCCAGTCCCGCAGGGACGTTTCTGAAGTGATATCTCTAGTTGAGACCCGAAACCTATTTTATTTGAGTGGGTTTTGGGAAACAGCTGGTTGGCTTGATGAGAAGATTCGTGAGATTCTCACTTATTTTCCTATCGTTGAGCCGACATCACCTGCACTAGGTCGCACCTCTATTTCGTTTCAGTATGAAGCGGAACGGAGTTGTGATATCTTTCATGCACCAAGAGTGCGTGCTTGGAAGATAAAGACCAAACTACCGGCTAACTCAGCCAGTGGTGAGGGCTCCCTATTGAAGTGCCTAGATCCTAGAAGAGGCGATAAGCCTTTCGAAGATCCACGGCATTTAGAACGCTCAGGACGCCCCTCAGACGTCGGTATCAATCTGAGGTGGATGCAACCGTTCTAATTGAGCGGTTGGACGCCTGGTTACCGCAGAGTTATAACTAAGAGTGCTGGCGAATTACTAATATGCCAGTATCTTTTATATAATTCTCTCCCCCTTAAGGGAGTTTTGCGGTTCCCAAGAGCGTTT